AGTGATCTACTCACCTGATAAGTTGCTGGTGCTGCCGAACGCAATAATAGTTCGTTAGTATTTGCTGGTACTGTCATCAGGAAACATTGGTAAGGAGTTGAGCTGTAATGCGACTAGCACTTTCCACATAATAGACCAACGTAGACACACTACTAAGGGCTGTGCTCATTGTTGGAGTACCGCCAGAGAATTTCCAGTTCGACCCATAAGCAACGGTGTACGCCGTACCAGAACCCTGAGTTATAACAATAGCTCCAGATTGACCAGCAGTAAGGTTGGTAGGATTAGCAATAGTAACGTTATGAGCAAGAGTCAGGCTAAAATTGTTAGCCGTTGCAAAGTTGGGGGTTACCGTAGTTGCTGAAGTCAGTGCGGAGACCGTGCCCCGTTGTGCGGCTGTAAAGCTTTGAACAACATCAGTCTTTGCAGTGTCAGCATCGTAGCCTTGAACAGTGACGCCAATGTCTCCCGACACAAGAGCTGAATACCAAGCAAGAGTACCCGTACCATTGGTTCCAAGTAATTGACCGTTGGTACCATCAGCATTGGGAAGGGTCCAAGTGATATTACTAGCAACTGTTCCAGGTGCTCTAAAGGCTACCCAATTATTACCGTGACCAGTGGCTTCACCAAACTTCAACAGTAGTTGGTTATCCAGTATGGTATTGCTGCTCAGCGAAACATCACCAGTGCTGCTACCAATAGTTCGGTTAAGGACATCAAGATTCCCACCCAACTGCGGGGTCAAATCAGATGCCAAATCAAACGCAATAGAACCAGACGGGATAGTAACGTAACCAATCTGCTGATCAACAGTCAGCGTATCACCAAGCTTGAACTTACCATTATGATCAGTAATAGCAGCCCAGATCTTACCATTGTTAAGTTCAATAACTTGGTTAGCTTCAATAGGTACACCACCATTTTCGGGAAGGGCAGTATAGTTGGTACCAGAACCCACATACTCCATCGTGTGACCGCTAGAAGCAATCATCGAACGAAGATAGAAGGAAACAGGAGAACTGGCAGCTACTGAACCATTAAGACCAAGGTTCTCAGATTTGTTAGTAGGATTAGGACGACTAATAGTTACATCCCACCCAGCACCGTTTGCTATAGCAGACAGAATAGGATAGGTATTACCACCAATATCCACGAGCATGTTGCTCTGAGGACGAGTAGCGGTACCATGCCAAGGAGAACCAGCCGTAGGTGCTCCAATGGTAAAGCTAATAGCACCACTGTTTGCTAGTGCAGTTGTGGTTGCTGTAAAGATAGCATTAGGTGAACGACCATCAGCAATCAATGAATACCGACCAAAGTCAGTGGTACTAGCAGCCAGGTTAGCTTGACCGCCATTACGACACTTGATGTGATAATGGGTAAAGAAGGAGTAGCTAGAGGTAGCTTGACAGTAACCGTTATTGGTAACAAGGATACCAGGGCCATCAAGACCCACATGGGTGTAGCTATCACATACCATCGACCGAAGCGGTGAAGATGCGTCAACCGTACTTCCATCAATAAGGATACCACCACCCGTCATTGCCGAGTCAGTATCACCACCAGCACCACCAGCAGGGGTATGAGGATTCAAGCTGCTGTTATTAATCTCCGAATCAGAGAAGTTAGTACAATTCTGAATATAAGGAGACTTATAAATCATTGCCCCAGGATAGAACGAGAAGTTCCAACCTTGGTTCTCAGGAAGACCGTAGGTAGCACCACTATCAATAGTACTGTTACCACGTGTACCACTTGCCTTCACACCTGTAAGGGTAAGACCAGCAATATACGTACCACTATTTACACGGAACAGGCTATTTGTTTCAGTAGCAGCAGTGGGATGAACAATACAACTACGAAGAGCTTGACCAATAATCGACACATCCTTTTTGGTGATGTCAATTGGAGCAACTTCCTGATAAACACCAGGAGCCACAATAACTACACTACCATCACCGTAGGTAGCATCAGCATTGATCTGGTTAATAGCAGCTTTAATGGTTTGTTTAGGAGAACTAATCCGGTGACCATCATTGGCATTATTACCGTTAACAGAGTCAACATAAACAACCTTGGGCAAGTTGGTAAAGGTACCACCAGAAGCAATACCTAACCAAGCACTACCATTCCAAATAGAAAGCGTTAGATTTGGATCATTTTGAAGCCAAGTCTTACCCACTTCCCAGTTAGAACCAGCAGGGGTTGTGGTTTGAACAATTGTATCAAAACGGCGAGATGCAGCCAGAGCCGTAAAAAGGTTGTTGTCAGCAGCAGCAGGAGAACCAGCAGTTTGTTCTGCTTCGGTAATAATATCTACATCTTTGATTCGATCAAAGTCAATGGAGTTAGCTCCAATACCAATAACAATCTGTCCAGATGCCGGAGAGTTATCGGTAATTGTAATACCATCAGTAGCAGTAATATCCGTGGTAAGAGCAGTATCAATTTTAGCATCAATCCGCCCATCAGTTGCTGCTGTGGTAGCAACCTGAGTATCAGTACTTACCCAGGTTTCATCACTATGGATGGTTTGTGTTTCCTTATCCCAAGTATTGTTTTGAATTTCCTGAACAGCGTAGTTATTCTGCAAGAAGTCATCATTTAGATCCTGTGCTCTGATGGCGGAACCAGCAAAGAATGTAGCTTTCAAATTATCGGTATTAGTCCGCCGATAAATACGAATAGCTGCACCATTTGCCGGTGCCGTATTGAAGAGAACAGTTGTAGCGTTGGCAAGGGTATATGCAGTTGTATCGGTGCCATTAAGACTTACCTTAATGTCATCCTCATCAATGTATTGAAATGTAAGAGCATAGGAAGTGGTTGAACCATTCCCTGTGTAAGTGTTTTCAGTTACAGCCATTACGCTAGTAAGTAATTGGGAATAGGTGGATTATTTATTTTGCCATTGCAACAGAGGAATCCCCCGTTGCTGATAGGCTTTATCTAGACCTTGTTCGTATTGACGACGCATCACTTCTTCACGATTGCTAAGTTGTACTTCAGCCATACGCTTAGAACGATCCAAAGCCACGTCAATTTGACGATACAGGTTCATCCATTGATTAGGATCAATGCGAGAACCATTACCACGTTCAGTCTTAATTGAATCACGCCACACTTGGGCATCAGTACCCTGCATGATTCGCTTCAACTCATTCTTAAAGTAACCTTGCTGACCCATCAAAGAAAAGAGTTCAGAACGTTCTTTAGGAGTGTATTCCACACCTTTAGTGCTTTTGTTGAAACTTGGACGCGAATCATATTCAATATCCAGCAGGAATTGACGTTCAGCGGATTGACCTTCGTACACCTTCATAGGAGACACAGCATTCCATGCCCGAACAAAGAAGTTCTCGGGGTAACCAACTTTAGTGCCATCAATCCAGTCGTGCTTATCAGGCAGTGCACCTTTAGAATCTACAACATCTAAGAACTTGTTACGGTTACGAAGAAGCTGAGTGAACTCCATATCTAACTCACGCAGAGATGGTGCCATAAGACGACCAAGCTCATTACGTGCACCAGATAAAGGAGCAAGAGAACTAGCAAAAGAAGCAGCCCAACGATTCAATGCAGCAGGGTTACCAGCCAGAACATCGTTCATAGGCTCGATACCAGCAAGCATAGATTTGTTGGTCAGGTTACCACTAATGATAAAACCAAGTTTATTGATAGTAGTTTCAAGATCAGCTTCAGTAATGGAATCAAAGTTATCCATTACATCAGCAGTCAGTGCTAGAAAGTCAGAGATAGGACCAAGACCATCATAGCTATACCACTTACCATCCCACCCTTTATAGGTACGAGGTTTCCAACCAAGCTCTTGACGTACACGGTTACGTTCCTTGTCGTAATGACCATTGCCACGAAGGCCGCCATTAAGGAACATAGCACTAGCAGTCATCATCGTGATAGTACCAACAGCTTTACGCCCACGTACCTCAGCACGAAGAGTGTTGAAAGTATCCATCATATTCTCATCCACGGGCAAGCCACGCTTAGTAAGAATAGACTCTACTTCATCAACAGTGAAATTACTGAGTGGTTTATAAGCAATTTCGTTGTACTCTTTAGCAAAGATAGAGATGGGGCTATGCTTATTAGCCATATCCAGAATGTTCACACTCGTGCGCGGAAACATCAAGAATGGTTTCATAGCAGGGTACTGGTCAATGAGACGGGACAAACCATCAACAGCGGGACTGTCAAGGTTCATAGCAATCTCACGGCTAGCATAATCAACAGCTTTGTTAGTAATCATCCCGGAGGAATCAAACATCTCATTGTATTGATCATCCAAAGCCTTCTTCATGCCATCAGCATCAAGCGTCCTACCACCATCAATGAACTTATCATAGATACGTCCACGTACCTCAGCGTTGGCAATCATAGCCCGTGCAAAACCATCCAATGCTGTCATAGCATTAGGACCGAATCGAAGCCACGGATTATTAGCCATATCGTTGAGAGCTTCAGCCTTATGGTACAGAGCCATAGGACCATCATTCCCTCGTTGCTGAGAAGCCATAGCATACGAATGAAGAATATCCATTGTTTGCTCATTCTTCTTCACAAGGTCATCACGCATGATGTACCCAACAGAAGTAGGATCTGTAGCAGCTTTACGATACACATCGGTCATGTGCTTCAAACCTTTCTGCATGGTATCAGCAAAAGCTGAGTATTGATACCAACCACGCTTCAGGGTTTTAGTATCACCACTGATAATAGCACCACCAAGGACAGTAATAGGCTTCTCCAACAGCAGAGCTGCGTTAGCAAAACCAGCCTTCAATGGGGTAGACACAGAGGTAAGAACAGAGTTGTAGATGTTACTCCACATACCCTGCACAATGACGTTAGGCATCTCAGGATTGCCATCAACAAAGAACTTGGGGAACCAATCTCCAAGGCTTTGATCAACGTACCTGTTCAGTTTAGCCATGGTATCGATGTTACCATCAGTAAACTCCCAAGCCATTTGAAGCGGCCTCAGGTACTCAGGACGTTCCTTGGATACTTGACGCAGTGTATCAGCAGTACGCTTAGCACGGTCAATAATCTCTTGGTCAGTAGCTTTCTTAGTTTCGTTGAAACTATCAACCATCCGCTGCACCTTATCATAATCTTTCTCATTAAGATGAGCATAGATCTGTTTAAGGCTATTCAGACCTTGACCACGCAGCTGCTTGGCTCGGCCTTGTACAACAGTAAGGTATTCAATCTTATCGAGGATCTGTTCTTGAGCACGTTCAATAGCCCCGGTACCATCCATAAGACGTGCACCTTCAGCAAGGTCAGAAACCTGACCAGCCAATGAAGTAGCAAGATAGCCTTGGACACGGACAGTATCAAGGTTGATGTACTCATCACGTAATGTACGCAGAGCTTGCAAAGACCCAGCAAAAGCTATGTCACCTTTAGTACCAACCGAAAGCCGTTCAGTACCATCAACAACATCAGAGAACTCTTTGAAAACCTTCTTCATTTCTGTTACATCCATACGAGGATCCAACAGAACTTTACTCAGGTTATCACCTTCTGCAACCACATCTTCATAGGTAATGGTTGCTTCATTGCCAAGCAGTACTTTGTACTTACCAGCAGAATCAAAGGACTGTTTCAGAGCATCATCAACTTCATCAAACGTAGCAGGATCAGCAGTCCGAAGAACATACTTAGCTGCAGGTTCAGAAAGGAAGTTACGAAGTCTACCGTACACAGTGCCGTAGTTCTTTGCAATACGCACTTGGTCAATACCAGCACCTACAACCCCCATGGAGTCTACACCACGTACACCTGCTTCATCAGAATCAAATACATCGTGGATGCCAAGGTAAGCACCTTCTTTGTTGTTAGCAATACCATAGTCAGCCCGTTCATCGAGAATCTCTTCCCGACGACCAGCAGCTTCAAGAACTTCATCCTCAACAGTAACTGTTCCGGTTTCTTGCTGCTTCTTGAAGTTAACTGCCTTTTCATCTAAAGGGATGAAGTTGGTAGCTTCCTTAGTCTTTTGTGTAGCACGGATCAGTTTACCTGCACCCACCAGTAGGTCAGTAAAGATACCAAGGCCAACACCTTCATTGATGTTCTTAGCACGGATTACATCCGGTGAGTCACCATCAACAGTAGCCCAATCATCAGAGATCCAGCTAAAGGTTTTAGGGAACATCTTTTTAAGAGATCCCTGAAGGTTGTCGTCGGATTCATTGAGCTTGTTAGTTGCATCAACAAATGCACCAGAACCAGCTGCAATACCAGCTTCACCCAACCATTTTACCAATGCATTCTTACCCATCTCCCACTTAACCTTGGCGTTAGCAGCTGAAGCAGCTCCTCCCAAACCACGGGTAATTAGGACAGTAGGGACAATAAAAGAAGAGATCTCACGAGCTGCTTGAAACAGTTCGTTCTTAAACTTAGGAATCTTAGGAAGATCAGGTGTGGGAAGTACATTGTACAAATCCACAGCCCAGTCAACTGCCCCGGTAGGGACTGCTAAGGCACCCTCAGCAATATCTTGAACAAGATTAGTTGGCTCTTCTTTCTGAGGTTCTTTTTGAGCTTGTGCAGGTTGCTGCGTACCAGACGTACCAGTAGCAACAGCGGGTTGTTTAGCAGCTTGTTCAGCTGCTTGCATGTTCATGACAGTTTGCTCAGACTGAGCTTTTTCTTGGAGTAGTTGATTTTTTACATCATCACTCAAAGGCTCGTCTTTAGCGTTAAAGTCCTCGTAAGGATTGTACATTTTTTACACTTTTGTACCATGTAAGAATTGGAACCTTCTGCCGTCAGGTAATTCAATGATCAGATGGTCGGTACCTTCATCACCTTTGAATGACTCAACAACTTGTGCTCCATTTTTCAGCCTCACTGGCGTACCAGCTGGTGCTGCATAATCCATGCCGTACGAACCACGTTTGCGATGCTGTGCTTCGGCGTCAGTGATTTTAGTTCCTTTAGAAAGAGCTTTCCATTTACCATTGACGTTGACTTCTACAAAGTCATCAACTTCATTAGGTCTGATTTGAGACAAACCAGTGGTTTTGGAAGTTCCTTGTTGAACTCGTTTTACATCAAGATGTGGTCCCGTAGAACCATATCCAAGGCTACCAATCTTATAGACAACAGAAGGACGCATGGTGCTGGGATCACGCCAAGCTTGACCGTAGCCATACTTAGCAGCAGACTTCAAGACCTTAGGAAGATAATCCCTATTCTCTTGAGATTTACCAATACCACCCAATCCAGCGTTGTAAGCTTGAATAGCTCGATTAACATCGCCACCAGTAGCAGCAATCAAACCTTTAAGATGTTTAGCTGCATAGTTAATGCTGGCTACAGGATCATCATAGTTAACACCAGGATGATACTCAGGCATGATTTGAGCAATGCCCCTAGCACCTGCACTTGATCGTGTTCTGCCGTAGATGACATCATCACGCCAACCGGACTCAACTTCAAGAATACCAGTAAGGATTGCAGGATCAATGCCATTGGCCGTTGCAGCCTTCTGTACGGCGTTTCCGAAACCTTTAGGTACCACAGCAGCTTGGAAGCTTCCCATGCTGCTCAGAGCCCGTACAGAGCGGTTATACGTGGGTAGACGATTAAGTAGTGCCTGCATTTGAGCAGACATAGTTGTGCTCGCTATTTCCATTGATTGAGGAGTAATCAACGGCCTCATACCTGCAGCATCACGTTGACGGTTGATAACTTCAAGACCACTAATACCAAGTTTAGATCCCCAGTACTGTGCTTCAAGTGGCATCTTCCATCCAGCTTGACCATACCCATCTTCCATTGCAGTCAATTCTGCAGAATCAAAGATAAGACCAGGCTTCTTATTCAGTGAGGATTTACCACCACCAACAATGGATGAGCGGATCCTATTGAGTTTAAGGTTGATAGCAGCAGAGGTTTTAGCGTTACCAAGTGAGAAGCTAGAGAACTCACCCATGTTATTCATAGCATAACGTGGATCAGTCTTGAACTCAGCCATTACTTCGGTAACAGCTTGATTAGATGCTTGGCTAGCAGACATGCCAGCACCAACGTACTCAGATACCTTACGATTGAATTTAGCTTGCAGTTCACCAATCACAAGAGTAGCCATGCCGCTGGTAGAACCATCAGGAGACACCTTGACACGAGGATCAGTTTTAACGTGATTCTCGATTGCCTTCAATTTATCCTTGAATTGACCAGAAGTAGAACGTGCACCTTCTTGAGCTTTAGCAGCTGTCATCCATTTAGTTTGCACATCCCAAGGAGCACGTGCAACCATTTCGGTAGTCAGCAGGTTCTGTTCAGCAAGCTTGGTAAACCTATCGTTGAGTTCATCCTTGGCCTTAGCATCAATGCCATAAGTAGACTCAAGAGTTTTAAGATAAGAGCTTTCTTTTCCATACTTATCAAAGTATTGTTGTTGAGCACCTTTGATGTTTGCTTCAGTAGCTTCGTTTGGATTATCTTGAAAATACTTCTCAAGAACTTGCTCACCTTCTTTGGCTTGCATTTCACGATCAGCTTCATCAGCAGAAAAGTTTGCACGAGCATTAGCTGCACGTTCCTTATCAAACAATGCAAATTGAGTACCCCAACGTGTACCCACTGCTTGACCAGTTTCAGGATCAACAGAGTTTTTAATTTGATTATAAGTTTCTAGATCAAGCTGACCAGCTTTGTCTAGATTACCCAGGTGCTTCCAAAACTCTGCCCAAGCACCTCTTTTTCCAAGGTGGTTACCACGTGAATCAACCGTAGCTGACATGCTTCTAATCCATGCTAACGGATCTTTGTCCGTTGTAAGATCAGCATCAGCAAGCTCTCTAATCTTAAAAGACTCATTTTGAGCATACTCAGCACGAGCATCACCAATCAATTCAGAACGAGCCTTACGCATTGCTGGAAATGCGTTCTCATTAAGCAGGGTGGTATTAACACCCATAAGACCATACTGCTTATAGAACTCAGAGTTCAAAGCACGAATAGCTTGTGCTCGTTTAACTGGATCTCCTTGAGTTTGTGAAGGAGTAAAAACAGAACCATCTTTTAATTTAATCTGAAGAGTATTATTACTCTGCAGTTGTTCTTCAAGCCAAGGCTTATAAGCATCACCTGCTTGTTTAGCCATAGCTCTGGTAAAGCCAATTTTTTCAAAGTGACCTAACTTTCTATACAAGTTAGCTACTTCAAACGGTTCACCTTTGGCTAGTGCATCATCAGCAGCAGTAATGCTAACGGTGTTACCAAGTTTAGCACGGTTAAGGCTTTCAGTGTACTCTACCCACTCATCATATGTTGCGCCAGCTTCCAGGGCTTTATTCATACCACGTTCGATGCCAGCCTCAGCGTACATCGTTACACCGGCTTGAACAACTTTACCAAGTGATTCAGAGAACTGAACAATCTTGGCACTTTCTTCTAGGTTAAGCCTATTAGCCAAGTTTTGAAGTTGTGCAGTTTGCTCAGCAGCTTCACCTTCAGCTTTGATGTTAGTAAGTGCTGTTTGCCTGTTCTGTTCAAGTTGAGCAGTTTGATCGGCTAATTGAAGGGGATTAAATCCTTGACGTTCTACTGGACTTTGATAGCCCTGCTGTAGTTGCAGTTCTTTAGATAGTGCCATAGTTTAGAATGATCTAATAGATTTTTCAGCACTTATACCAGTTGTTATACCACCCATTAATGCATTGGCAATGGTTAAACCCATATTAGGTTGGAATGGCCGATCTGGCATTTCTGCAGGAATAAACTGTTGCAACTCAGGAAGAACACCAAGATCACCGTAAGCACCAAAAACAGCCTGTGTTGCTTGCCGACCAAGTGCTTGCTTAGTACGGCCAGCTTGTCCGACAACACCTGTCAGCCTTTCAGCTTCCATAGCCGCATTACGTCCAAATACACCAAGAGTCCCAAGTACATCAGCACGTTGACGAGACCGACTTGTCCCTTCAAAAGCAGCACGATTATAACCTACTGCCTGGGAAAGTGCTGTTAGCTGTGCCTGCCTAGAATAAGCAGATTGAGCAAATGCTTGCCCCAATTCACGTTGAATGTCTTCACCAGCACGTTGATAATCTTCTTGAATAAAATCAAGATTCTTTTGAAACCGGCCAGTTTGATAACCGTATATGTCAGCAGTGCGTTTATTAGATTCAGCAATCAAACGCATGTTTAATGCATTTTGACGTTGAACCCTTCCTTTTTCAGCTTCGTATTGCTGTTGACGTTGAGCACTTTCTTGTTGAGCACCAAGAATTGATGAGCCTGCGCTCATAACACCCATAATGGCGCCAAAAATCGGAAATGCCATAATTAATTTACCTTTGCAAATTCCACGTAATAGATGTTTCTTGTGTCGCACAGAACGACATTGATAACCTTGAAACCAATAAGCCTCAAGAACTTTCTTAGATTATTGTTCTGAATATCTACTCGGTTCCAAAGGATTGGTCCCAAAGTTTTTACAAACTCTCTTGCATATTTGATAAATGATTTAGGGTGTCTACGAATTTCATGTGTCATGTTCATCCATACACACCCAGAATCATCAACACCAAATAACGCAGCAGGTTTGTTGTCAGGACTAATTAAAAGCCAGGTTTTACTATAAAGTGTATCAGCAGCCATACAAAGGACTGGATGCATACCAGCCCTTGCAAAGTCTTCAATACCTTCTTCTAATAGATCACTGGCTATTACAGGTACATCTTTTAGGGTTGCAGGTCTGACACTGAACCCAGGGGTGGAATTGTTCAAGGTTAACCTCCTCGATAGAAACGGCTGCTGTATTTACCTTCCCATGTAATATCCAAAAGACTCACTGGGAACGGAGTGTTACCAATGATTCTAATAGAAGTGTTTCTGTTACGTTGATAAATAGGAACAATGTGAACAGAACCTGAGGAAAGGTTAACGTTATTTAGTATGTAAGTATTAGGTAGAGTAGTAGACACTACATTCTCCCAGGTGGGAATACCTGTTAAATCAATCTCGTATGTTACAGGACCGCTAAGCCCAGTGGCAACGTTGATACGGTGAAGAATTAAATCAGCTGTTTGATCACTACTAATATAATTTCCTTCGTTTTTTGTAATATAAAACGTTGGTAGTTCTAGTGACATCTCATACTGGTAACCAATGATTAAATCTCGGCCACGATAGTCACCATCAATATCAGCATAGTAAGCACCAGTTGTACCTGCAACAGTAGGCTCCAACACAGCGCCAACGGATTGACTAGAGGTAACATTGCTACCTCCAATATAACCTCCAAGTGCTACAACAACAAGGGTTTTACCAGTTATAGTGTTGTATGGTAGAAACACTCGTGTTGTATCAGTACCAGAGTTATAAGTACGGTATGGGTTAATAGACCAATAATCCAAAAACACATCAGTCTTTTCTCCAGTAGGAAGTGTTAAGAAACCTTCGTCACTAGATTGTCTGAGATTATAAGATTGAACTTCAACATTAGTTCCGTTAGCAACCACAGTATAGTAAGTACTTTGATCAAAGAACTGATCTAACAATGTACCTGCAATGGACCATTTATACCAAGATGCAACTCTTTTTTCAGAAAGCTGTAGAAATCTGAATTGATAAATAGTACTACTACCAATAGTTCCCAGTGACATAATAGATGCACCTGCAGATGAGATGAAGTGATCAATAGTACTCGGGATTAATTCTGGAATGTTAAGTGTTAGTTCTTCTGCTAAGGGTGGACTATCATTACGTATATCGAGCAGATTAAATACCTTTGTATAAAGCGGTGTCTTAGCAATAAAAGTTGTAGAAATACCAGTAGACACAGCTTCAATATCAGGATCACACTCATATGACGACATTGTATTAATCTTAGCTGTTTTAGGACTAAGAATATCTGAGTCAGTACTAAGCAAGAATTGCTCCGTATCTCCAAACAAAATCAAACCAACAGCGGTTGGCCGTACATAATGAAGAGTTACAGGTTTAGCAGTTGATGCCGAACTATCAATCGGATCATCATCAGTAGCTGTAAGAGCAGTGGTATTAAAAAAGTTGAATAGGTCACCAGCTCTACTCATGACAACACTTTCATTTGCCAAGAACCCAAATCTATTTCTATAAAGAAATATATGTTTAATCTGAGATCCAATAAAACTTGGATCAGGGTTACTATCTAAATCACCAATAACCCGCTCATCCCAAACTACAGGTTCAAAATTGAATGATCCATCAGCTTGACGTACCAACTGGTGTGGCATAGTCAATGGATTGATTTGATAAGTAATACCAGGACCAACAGTTTCTTCCCAGGTACCAACACCATACGTTGCACCAGTAGCAGAAGTGTTAAACTTCAACCACATATCATCCACATCAACATCACCTGAGTTGATAACTTTTACAACATACCCATCTTTAGACTGTGATGGTAAATAAGAAACATTAGCAACAGAATCCTGAAAAGCAGATAATGACTCTTGGGATGGTCCACCTAAAACTTGAATAGAAAACGCTGCTGTACAGGTAATATAAATGCTAGGACCAACCCTTGTAGCAGTATATGTTTTACCTCCAAATGTTTGATTATTAATATCATTAACAAGGTCATTAAGAATAGAATCTGCATCACTAGATGTTCCTGCATTATGTGTTGCACGTTCTGTTCCATCAAGGAAAATTTTATAATGACCACTACCAACAATAGACAAAGTTACCAAAGCTTGGTTAGGTAACGCTGCTGTTGTTGCTGCATTCATTTCCGCTGTCTTACCTTTGTTCAAGACAAATGTGTAGTCATTAAGAGTCAACACTTCAATATCCTCAGGATTAGCATCCTTAAGATAAGCATTAGCAGGTACAGTAGTAATAGCACAGTTAGCTACTTGGGTGTTGTACAAACCAAGCTTAGTAGCTTCATCTGTTACGGCATTGTTGTAGTTAGTCTGTGCTGTATTCATAGCAGCAAGGGCTGCAGACAGTTGACCAGCATTATGTGTAGCAGCTACTGTATGAACAGCTGTAAAGACCCTGTAGCCCTCTGCAGCAAGCTTTGGATGCTCATCGGTACGTTCGGTACCAAGAGTATATCCAGCGGGCAAGGAGACGCTTGTAGACACCACTGTGTCAGCATTCTTTACCGTATAAAGACCTGCGGCATTTTTAATGATGCCAGAGTACAGGTAAACCTCATAAAAAGAGTTAGGTTGAGATGGAGGAGTATAATTGTACTTTACACTGAATAGTTCTTCTGTGGTTGCGTTCTGACCAGCTAGAGTTTCAGCATAAGTTGATTGAGCTGTGTTCAGTGCAGTAAGCCTGGTTTTAGTTAGGGCTACTGCTGTATTGTAATTAGCCAATGTGCTTTTTACATTAGCTATAACACACCCACCAGGAACACCTGTGTTACTCCCCATGTTTACTGCACGAGGAGAACCATCAATTAGACTCCAAATTCGGAATACATTATCCGCATATTGAGCAATGTATTTCTCGTTAGCATCCCTAAGAATCGAAAACCAACGACCAGTGGTGGTAGCGTTTGTCAACGACTCAATGTATTCACCACCAGGACGCTTCAACATACCTAACGCAAAGTCGGGTAGTGTATTCACAGCATCTCGGACTTGACCGGGGAACTTCCTGCTATCAGGTTGTTGAGAGATACCAAGAAATAGGTTCGGGATTCTCTGGGAAATTGTACTCATCGCATCAAAGCTTGGTAAGGTTGATAGCTGTTGTAATAGTTGTGACCATCTTTGAAACCAAACATGGAATAATCACCTTGATTACATTCGTATTCCAAAGCACCTGCTCTGGTGTACACTTCCTGTTCAGCAAGCAGTTTGTTGATTTCTTGATCACCAATTAGTTTGGTTGCACACATGCGAGCAGCACGTGCAACGATGTATGCCTGCACAGGAGGTGATACATCAGTAAAGTCAAAGTACCACGTCAGATCAACGTGAATAGTTTCAGTAAATTCGTAAGTGTGGTGAAGGCGGTCATACAACTTACCACCACGACGTACCAAGTCGTAATCGTTTTTGTGATGCTCTACATTAGCATCCATCTGTAGAACGTTGTACGGATAAGCAATCTCATTAGTGTTAGCATCTGGAACCATTTCATAGTCCCGTTCAGTGTTGAAGATCCAACCCTCTGCTTGCACTTGTTTGTTAACTTCTCTGAGAGTATTAAGGACAATAGATACCTCAGGATTCTGAAGATCTAAGGTGGCGACAGGAGCCTGTCCCACTGAGCTAAGTATTTGATTTACAGCATCCAGTTCGGTGGACACAGCATAAGTAGGAAAAGGCATCTCTGTTCACAAAGAATAAAAAAAAGGGGAACCGAAGTTCCCCCAGGATTGATTGTTAAAATCAGAAAGCAGAAGGTGCAGTGCCACCCACATACAGCTCAACAGCAGCCGCGGGGTTCAGGTAGTCAGCACCCATGGCCAGACGGCCAAGGATCACGTCACCCTGGTAGATCACAGACACATCGCCACTGGTGACTTGCACCTGAGGACCGATGGCTTCCACAACACCAGCAGCCTCTTTCTGGAAGATCAGGCCGCAGGACTTGCTACCCACTTCAGCAGCAGTACCGTAGTCATTCTGGATACCGGTGGTAGCGGGGCTAGCGTTATCCAGAGCAGGGTTCACAAAGCTACCCAGGTTGCTCGGAGCGGTCTCACCGGTAGTACCGCCGTAGGCAGTACCGTAGTTGCCCAGGAACGGAATGTTCATGGACTTGTAGATCTTGATACCGGCGATCTCGATGATGCCGTTACCGTTCTGCAGGCTGTCACCTTGCGAATCACGATTCACCAGACCGTTGGAACCAACAGCTTGGATCAGAGCGTAATACTGACGGGGGTTCAGCACACCCACACGACCATCGGAGCTAACGCCCTTCTCGTCCATAGCAGCAGCAGCGTCATAGAACGCAGCCACCAGAGCAGCGGAATCAAAGGCGTCAGAATCGTTGGCAGAAGAGCCCACACGAATCTGGGTACCACCAGGCTCAACGAAGCTGGCCTTGGTGATGGGGCTGGCAGAACGAGCACCACGAGCGATAGCACGGAAGATGTAACGGTCATACTTCTCAGCGAGAGCATAACCAATCTTGCGGCTGATTTCGCTACGCAGATCGTAGTGCGAAAGCACCTCATCCAGCTCGTACACGAAAGCAGAGCTGATCAGAAGGTCGTCACAGGTGATGGTCTTTTCAGCCACCGGAGGTGCACCATCGGTGTTACCCAGGATGCTGTTGCCGGGGGTGTGATACTCAGCCGTGGTACGACCAGTGTAGATGAACTGCAAACTCTTGCCACCCTTGAGGGTGCGCTTCATCACCAAGTCACGAGCAATAGACTCGCGCTGGAAGCCTTTGAACATTTCACCCGAAAACAGTTTCAGGTAAAGGGCACGGGCATCGCCCGCACCGTTAGATTGACCAGGGCGCGTAAGAACCGCCGGGTCAACACTAGATTGATGAGCCATTGTTTTTTTTTAAGAGAGTTAATGTTTAATCGACTCTCTGAACGTTCAGAGTTATTTAGTTTTATTGTGGTCTATCCCACCGTCTAGACGGCGAAGGGTGTCCTCGTAAGGGCCAACGCCAATAGGAAGGGGATCCGACTCTGAGGTGTCCCCAACCTTATTCAATTAACCGATGATCGGTGCAGTAAGAGCAACAGGAGTTGACTCAGCAGCAGCAAGATCAAGCGGGAAGTTATGAGCATTACGCTCGTGCATCACCTCAAAGCCAAGACCAGCTCGATTAAGAATGTCAGCCCAGGTGTTGATCACCTTGCCATCAGAACTAATCAAAGACTGGTTAAAGTTAAAGCCATTGAGATTAAATGCCATGGTGCTCACACCAAGTGCAGCAAACCAAATGCCAACCACAGGCCAAGCAGCGAGGAAGAAGTGAAGGCTACGGCTGTTATTAAAGGAAGCGTACTGGAAGATAAGCCGACCA